AAGTCAGGTCGAGTTCTAGTGGCTCAATGTTACAATCATTATTCCGGTTAAGTACACTTAACTGCGTAGGTTGCAAGCACGGGGAAACCCTATAAATACCACGCTGCCAAAAGAGAGCAGCGCTTTGCAATCATTTGTAACTTTGAAAGGTTTTAGACCATGGCCAAGAAAAATCTCGCTGACATCGCAGCAGCATTCGCATCGAAGACCTCCGGTGAATCGAGCGGCAACCAAACGTGGAAGCTGTTCTTCAACTTCTGGAAGGCACCTGTGGATAGCGTTTCCGTTATCCGCTTTCTCCCTGACGCAGACGAGGACAACTCACTGGGCTTCCTGGTGGAAAACCTGGCGCACGAGCTCACCATCAACGGCAAGCGTGAGAAGGTTCCTTGCCTGAAGATGTACGGCGAAGACTGCCCAATCTGCGCACTGTCCCAGAAGTACTACGACGAGAAGTCGCCAGACCACAACCAGGCTCTGGGCAAGAAGTACTACCGCAAGAAGTCCTACATCGGCCAAGCGCTGGTGATCGACACCCCGATCGAGCACGATCAAGAACAGCTCGTGAAGCTGATCGAGTTCGGTCCGAAGATCTTCCAACAGATCAACTCGGCCTTCGGCTCGGGTGACCTCGAAGAAGCTCCGTTCGAGCTCAAGGGCGGTTACAACTTCCGCATCAAGAAGACCAAGTCGGGCGAGTACGCCGACTACGGCACCTCGAGCTTCGCACCGAAGCAGACCGACGTCGCTGATGACGTCATCGAGGCCCTCAACCTGTACGACCTCAAGCAGTACCGTACGCCACGCGTCTCGCGTGAGGTCCTGGAAGCGATGCTTCTGGCTGACCAGACGGGCGCTGCCTACACGGACGCCAAGGAAGGTGAAGACAAGCCGGCCCCAGCGCCAGCTCCTGTCTCGGCTCCGAAGGCCAAGGTCGCAGGTGATGAAGCTCCTGCACCAGCTCCGGCTCCTGCTGAAGCCACTGGCGAGAAGAAGCTCTCCGTCGTTGAACAGCTCCGCGCACGCGCTGCTGCACAGAAGGCTGCTGAAGCCGCTGGTGAAGACGAGAAGCAGTACTGATCGAAGGGGTCTCGTGCCCTTTCTCTAAGGAGCAACAATGAAATTTTCCAAAGTGTACGGCAAGAACACTCGCGGCAAGACGTATCCTGAACAATCAGCACGTCAGGCTCTGCGTGGTTCACGCCGCGCTCAGGGCGGTCCCGGCATTACCGAAGGCCAGAACCCTGTAGCAAAGGAGGTCTGATGTTCAATGAAATCTTCAGCACCCTGTATGACACACGTACAAACGTTGATGTCCTGATCAAGCAATGTCATGAAATCCTTTCTGATGCTGCGAATGGCATCGTCATGAAGGGCAATCAGCGCATCAAGAATGGTCCGCTAGATAGGGCTACGGCGCAAAGGATTGGTCACGCAGAAATGAACGCGGTGATTGATAGCCTGAACGCCTACTTGACAACGTTCTCGAACGGTAACGTTCGCATCAGTCTTGATGTTGATGTACTGAAAGAGAACTTCATGTCCGAAATCAACAGGATTGGGCAGTAACATGGCACTCAAGTTCCTGAAAGACTTCAAGAAGGCCGTTGCCAAGCTCGACTCAGTCGGTGTTGGCATCAAGACCGTCGAAGAGTGGCTGAGCACGGGCAACTACGCCCTGAACCGTGCCCTCTCCGGCGACTACCTCAAGGGCGTTCCCCTCGGTCGCATCACGCTCTTCGCTGGTCCATCTGGATCAGGCAAGTCGTTCATCGCCTCGAACATCGCGCTTCAAGCACAGAAGCAGGGTTACCACATCCTGTTCCTGGACTCTGAGCACGCAATCGACGTGGACTACCTGCAGAAGATCGGTGTTGACGTGTCTGAAGAAGCTCTCACGTACCTCTCTGTCGCCACGATCGAAGACGTGAACGGCATCCTGTCCGAGTACTTCACTGGCTACCAGAAGGAGTACGGCAAGGACAACATGGACGCCCAGAAGACGCTCATCGTCATCGACTCGCTCGCCATGCTCTCGTCCTCCACTGAAATGGAGAACTACGACAAGGGCGTCATCAAGGGCGACCAAGGTCAGCTCGCGAAGCGCCGCAAGGCAATGCTGCGACTGGCAGTGGGCAAGCTCGGTCGTCTGCCGATCAAGCTCCTCATCACCGACCACGTGTATCCTCAGGACATCATGATGGGAGACGGTGCATGGGCCATCACGAACTCCACCAAGTTCTCCTCCTCGATCATCGGCATCATCACGAAGCTGAAGCTCAAGGAAGAAGGCGAGGTCACTGGTGTTCGCATGCGCTTCGAGACCTACAAGTCCCGCTTCGCAAAGCTTGGCACGAAGGTCGAGCTCGAGGTTCCGTACAATCGAGGCATGTCCTCGACGTCGGGTCTGCTCGAGTTGCTGGAAGCCGATGGCGTCATCAAGAAGGGCACGCAGCCTGGTGAGAAGCTGATGTGGGTCGCTGAAGTGAATGGCGAACACATCAAGTTCAAGGAGAAGGACTTCAACGATGAGATCGCGTTGAAGCTGCTGAAGCATCCTGCCTGCAAGCCAATGCTCGCGCGTGGCGAACCCGAAGTCGATCTTGAAGCACTCGACGATGTTGTCGACCAAGACGAAAAGGAAATGGCATGACCGAATCCAAGATCACCATCCAGCTTGTACACGGCGGCTTCGTGCTGACGACTCCTGACGACGGCGGCCTCAGCAAGTTTGGCGTTGAACCGACAGCCAAGGCCGGCCTGAAGACGGAAGTCTTCACGTCTCAAGGCAAGCTCATGAAGGCGCTGCGTCAAGCGATTGACGAAAACAGCCTGCTCGTGAAGAGCAAGGCAGCCGACTCGGAAGAGTAATCCAAGAGGGGCCTCGCGCCCCTCTCTTTCCATGAACATCACCCTATCTGCTAGGTCCAAGATCCTCACGCTCTTGGATGATGGCAAGGCATTTCGCATCCAGGCTTCTGGCAGCGGATCCGCTGGCGCACACGTGGACCTGATTCCTAACGAGAGTGTAACAGCTCAAGATAGTACAATATCAACTGTGCCGCTGGTTATTGCCGACATCACGACAGTCACTCTTCTAGCTGGTCAGTCTGTAGACTTTGACTACCTCACTGGAGAGTTCATCATTTCAAATCGAGGACAAGAATAATGGCAAAGCCAACGTTCGCAATTTCTCTCACCTTCGTCACCAAGGCGAAGGACTACGACGCAGCGCATGAGCTGGCCGAGCGCATCGGCAGCTATGTGGTTGCCGACAAGATGGCATCCGAGTTCAGCACGATCGACGTCGAACTCATCGATGAAGATGAGGACTCAATCGAGGAACTCAACTTCGACGGAGATGACGAGTGAGCTTTCTCCTCACGCTTGAAGAGGACAAGCTGGGAGACCAACTCCCAGCTATCTTCGAGAACTATGAACGGCACGTCAAGAATGCCGAGCCTCTCTTCGAGCTGGAAGGAATGCACCTCGAGGTTGTCATGCGCAACCTCCCCTACCACCAGCGCGAGTACTCGCTGCGTGCTGCTGAGATGAAGCAAGTTGTCAAGTGGCTTGAGAACTACAAGAACAAGATCGAGTCGCGTCTGACAAAGAACTACGCGCAAGGACAGCGAGCCCTTCCTGCTCGTGAGGCCACCACCTACATCAACGGTGAGAAGGACATGGTCGAGCTCAATCAACTGATCATTGAGGCGACCCTCATTTACCAAAACCTAGACGACATTGTCGAGTGCTTCAAGCAGATGGGCTGGATGTGCGGCAACATCACGAAGCTTCGAGTCGCCGAACTACAGGACGTAGAACTATGACAGACCAAGACATCATCAACCTCATCGACTCCCGGGTTCAAAAGATGGAGACCGAGTTCAGTCAAGGTATTGACCAACTCGTCAACGACCTTGACACGTGCTTGACCGAGCACCTTACCAATGTTGTCCACAGCGTAGATGGCAAGACTGGGCATGTCTCACTGGGTTCGAACTACCTCCCGTTGTCAGGTGGCACGATGACTGGAAACCTCAACGTGGATGGTGACGTAAACGTCAGCGGCAACGTCACCCTCTATGCACCTGTTATCTCGCAGGCAAGCGGCACGGTTTGGCCGCAGAACTCTTCAACAGCTGGACAAACGAATGGGCCTACCGCTGGCCCGACAACTGGTCCGCTGCCGGGCAACTCGATTCCTCCGATTCATGGTGGCTACCCAGCGGTGGGCACCGTCGTCTCAGGTGGCAGCATCGGCATCGGCTCAGTGAACACTACTGTTGCAGCAGCCGCCGCCGGTGCCATGTACCCGCCAGCCGGCTACTCCAACACCATGACTGTCACCAGCTCGATCTACGTGGGTGACGATGAGCTGATGGAGGAAGACGTTCCGTACTCCATGGACCCAGAGCTTCCACCTCTCGTCATCGACTCCATGACCGAAGACGGCACGCGCATCGACCTCGTCCTGACTCCGGACTACAGCGCTCCCGCCATGGATCTCTTCAAGATCATGGTCGCAGTTGCCAGCTACGCAGACCAGTCGTCGTTCAACTTCTACCTGTACGTCAAGAAGCACAACCTTGAGCGTCACTTCAAGTTTGAAGAGGTGCTGTGAGCAAGGTCTGCAACATCACTGTTCGCGACGAGGTCTTCTGTAACGTCTTGGGGCTCACACCCCCTGACGCCCAGTTCCTGAGCAACAAGTTCGCCTTGATGGTAGAGGGTGCGTTCTTCATGCCTCTCTACAAGCTCGGCCGGTGGGACGGGAAGGTGCGCTTCTTCGAGGAGAAGACAGGCAAGATCTACCACCGCCTGCTCGATGATGTTGTGCCGTACCTGGAATCCTGGGGCTACGACATCAATCTCGTGGACACCCGAGCTCCAGTGAAGCAGATCACGGAGCGAATGGACAAGGACTGGTTCATTCGCAAGCAGCCGGAGATGGCGCTGCGCGTTGAGCTTCGCGACTACCAGGTGGAGGCAGTCAACTGCTGTCTGAACGCGCAGTCGGGCTTCGTGCTTGCTGCAACGGGTTCAGGCAAGACCTGGATGGTGGCGGCCCTGTGCGACATCATGAACCGCGCAGACATCAAGACCCTTGTGATCGTTCCGTCTGATGACCTCGTGGTCCAGACTGCTGCGACCCTTCGTCTCGGTCTGCTCGACGTTGGCATCTACTCAGGCTCAACGAAGG